TAAAATTTTTTTATAAATACTCTCCCTATATATATCTATCTCTTCTTTCTTATATTCATACTTATGTATGTCGTTTTGTTGTACAGTACTGTGTTGTTTTGTTGTATTAACTGTGTCGCTCTGTTGGGTGTGTTGTTCTGTTGGGGTGCTATTTTGTTGTATAGTTTTATTATTAACTGTGTCGTTTTGTTGTATAGTTTTATTTTCTTCTGAAGAATGCTGAGTTTTTAAAGATTCAATATCAAAAAGCACGTTAATAACGCGTCTGCATCCATCTTTTCTTTCAACAGAAATTAACTTAAGAGCTTCTAATCTTCGAAAAGATTTTCTAACAGCTTCTGATGTATACCCCATTTCATACTTGAGAAGAGAGTTAGAGAGCTTGACTTGCTTATTCTCACAACGTTTGGATAGACCAATAATCCTAAAAAGGATGTACTTGGCACAACCATTCAACTTTCTAATATCTGGAAGAAGTAAAGCATCAGGAATCACTATAGGATAAACTTCATTATTCATATAGAAGTCCTCTTTACTTAGCAATTTCTTCTGGTATGTCTTTCCAAATTTTTAATCGAGGAAATTTAAGTATCAAAAATTGTGCTCGATAAAAAGGCATTCCTTTTTTAGACCACAAAGTTACAGCAGGCAGAGATACTTCACATATTTCTGATAATTGCTTTCTACCTATAGCGTCGACAATCATTTTTGATGAATTTTTAGAAAGCTTTTTTGAATTAAACATCATAACTAATTCCTTCAATCTACTTATTACTTAATTAAGCATTCTTAATTTAGAATATAGCAAACATAATTTGAAAGCAAGTTATTTAATTTATAAAATTTAATTCAAGTTAATTTATTGTGAAGACGATAGAAAAAATATTAGGAAGATAATTAAGAGAGGCTGTTATGACTGAATTAAAAAATAGGATTCAGAGCGCCATGGATTATGCCAAAATCAATGGAAAAGAATTAAGTGTCATCACAGGACTAACAACTGCAGCAATTAGTCAATACAAAACAGGAAAGATCTTAACTCTTAATGCCTTGGCTGCCCAAAAGATTGCAGACGCTCTTGGTGTAAACGTCGAATGGCTTGTCACAGGCGAAGGCAATATGATTAAGCCTAATATCATTTCTTTAGATAACGCAGATTCAGATAAACTGCCAGCTGGTTTTGTTCAAATCCCTGAATATAAGATCTGCTTTGGTGCTGGTGAGGCTGAAGAACCAACTTACGAAGAGATACAAGACTGTGTACCCGCCTATTTTAGATCTACATTCTTTTCTGATAGAGGCATAAATCCTAAGAACTGTAAGAGATTTAAAGTTATTGGCGATTCTATGATCCCTCTCATCAATGATGGCGATTACATCACTGTAGACTGCACACCTAAAGATTATATTGAGAACAACCAAATCTATGCTCTCGTATTTGATCATTCTCTAAGAATCAAAAGACTGATTAAATCATTCAAAAGCCTTACTATACGTTCAGATAATCCAATATATTCTGATGAAGTGCTGACTTTAGAAGAAGCAGCACAAATGATTCACATCATTGGAAAAGTAATAGAGCGCTCAGGCTCTGTATAAAGCAATTCATTAAGCTATTTAAGAAGGTTGTTACTTAGGTGACAACCTTTTTTTTATTCTCACTCCTTCTTTCTCCTGTCTAAAAAAAAATCAAAAATTTTGTAAACAAAATTCAAAGAAATTTCAAAAACATAGCATTTATTCATTTTACAACTGTTAATTTTTAATTGATATTTGCAAATACAACTGTAAAATACAAATATATAGTTTGAAACAAGAAATTAAACTTTATTAAATAATAATTAACATTTGGGAGACAACACCATGAAGGAGTTTTCAGTTTTAAGAGCGCACCTTTTAGGCTTTGCGATTGCCCTGTTTGTTGTTCTTGCATTTTTTGGAGCTGAAAACTTTTTCGCTCTGATTGATGGTTTGCTTTTTTAAGGAGATTTTCAGTGATTGATTTTAACGAATTTGCTTTAACACCTGATGATTTGAATTTGCATCATGAACGTGTGGCACGTATTGAAGCATCAATTAAGCCAGGTATGACACCTTATCAGCTGTGGCAGTATCGCAGACAGGAATCACTTGGTGGTTCTGATATTGGCACTCTCATGGGGTTAAATAAGTACACAACCCCTCATCAGTTATGGCTTGAAAAGACAGGTCGTGTACAGCCATGGAGTGGTAATGCTGCTACTCACTGGGGACAGATTTTAGAGCCTGTAATTGCTAAAGAGTATGAGGAAGTTTCAGGTCAGAAACTGGTTCTATGTGATGGATTGCAGATATCTCAAATTCCTTATCTAGTAGGTTCACCTGACCGCATTGTGCTTGATCCTGCAGATCAGACTAAAGCTGTAGCTATCTGGGAAGGTAAGACTACTAGAGGCAACACCGCTACTGATGATATTGACGAAGACGGTCGTGCAATCATGCTGTGGGGCAAAGGTGATGTCTATGACGAGGCTCATAACCTCGTACAGGCTGATAGTCAAATCCCTGACTCATACCTGTTACAAGTTCACACTTACATGCTTTTAACTGGAATTTACACAACAAAACTAAGCTGCTTACTTTCTACCTCAGATTTTAGAACCTACACAATTGATTTTGATGAATCGCTGGCACTTGAAATTTTAAGACAGGCTCGAGAGTGGTGGGTAAGACACATCTTACATGATGAAGAGCCTATGCGTACTGAGCGCGACTTAAAGCATATTCAGCAAGAGCCTACTAAGGTTGTTGCCTCAGATGATATTAAACAGAAACTGATTCAGTTTGATGCTTTAAAGAAAGACGCCAAAGCATTGGATACAAAGATCCAGTCATTAAAAGACGAGATCATCAACTTCGTAGGAACAAATGAAGCCATTGTAGACAAAGACATGAAGGTTCTTTGCTCGTACAAGTACCAGCATGGCAGAACTTATATCAATAAAGACAAGTTAATGCTTATCAATCCTGATGCATATCAGCAGTGCTTAGCTGAGTACCAGGGCACAAGAGTTTTACGTTTATCAAAAGCTAAGAAATAAGGGAAAAGAATATGTTTACTAATTTTGCTACAGGCGCTCAGCCAATTAACCATCAGCCAAATGAAATGGCAAATTATGGACAGACTAACAACGCATTTCAGCCACAGCCACAGCTACAGGCACAACCTCAGCCACAGGTTAAGCCACAGCTACAGGCACAACCTCAGATTGTGTCTGATGAGGAGAAGAAGTTAGATCTTCAATCCCCTTTTGCCAAAGTTAAGAGTGATTTTGCTTTTAACACTAAAACAAATAAGCCTGAGACTGACAGCATTGATATGACCTCAGCATCAAACGGCTTTACCAAGCTACCAACTGACTTTGAAGGTGCTCGTGAGTATGCAAAGTACATTTCAAGCTCTCAGTTAGTTCCTGCTGCTATGCGTTCTACTCCTGATTGTGACCGCTCTGCAGATACTTTCTTAATTATTCAAAAAGGCAATCGTCTAGGTTTGCTTCCAGCTGATGCTCTACAGATGATTTACATCTTAGGTGGTCGCACTTCAATGAGCGTTAAGGCTAAAGCTGGTATCTGCAGAAAGTATGGTACATGGACAACTACCTTTGACGGATTGAATGCTACAGCTAAAGTTGAAGGTTATCGCTTTGACCGTCCTAATCAGAAAGAGTCATTCACATACACAGGTACAGATGCTGCTATCGCAGGTCGCATGGAAAAAGATGCCAATGGTCAGTGGGTTGGTACTCAAGCCACCTGGAAAACAATGTGGCCTGACATGTTACGCGCCCGCGCCCTGTCTCATTTCTTAGATCAGGTTTTTCCTGACGTTGTTGGTGGCTTTGTTGATGAGACATACGACCTTGATATTGAGAATGATACCAAGACAGCAACTGACAATAAAGAAAAGGCAGAACAGCTAATCAAGAAGGCACGTTCAAAGAAGTCTACAGCTCAAACAGCTTCTAAAGAGATGCCTTCTCTAGTGATTAAACACGAAGAACCAAAGGTTACTACAGTTCAAGATCCTGACACTGTAGCGCCTAAAGGTGACAGTCCATTCTAATCGTATTTTAACTTTTAATTTTAAAGAAGGAACTAAAAATGAATTTAGGCTCAACTCAAAATCTACAGGTTCAGAATCCAACAGAGGTATTTGACACCTTAAAAGGCTTACCTTTTGTCGCTAACTCAGGCATCTATGACGGCACTATCGTTACTGCCTTAGCTGGTACCAAACGTATTAATAGCGTTGAACAGCCATGTGCTCGCGTTGGTTTTAGAGTAGCAACTCAGGAAGGTGAGGCTCAGCTTTGGATTTCTTTAGATCTAAGTGGTGACTATGCATACCACTTACAGCATTTGGCAATTCTCTGCAACTGCATTGACCAGCAAGGCAACCTTGTGATCAACGAGCATCAGGAACAGCGCAAGGACGGAACTGTAATGGTTGTATACCCTGACTTGGTTGGTAAGAAGCTTAAAGTTGCTGTTCGCAGAACCGGTGAGGCAGATTCAGGTCAGCCATATATCAACCTAGCAGCTCTTTTATCTGTAGATGGTCGTACTGCTGTAGAACTTATCAACAATCAGCCAGCATCATGGATTGCGACCAATCAGAAACGCTTAATGCCTGAAGGTTACCCTCTATTCCACGCAAAGCCAAAGGAGACAGCGCCAAAGACAGCAGCTGCAGGCTATGGTCAGCAAACTCAACAGCCATACGGTCAGTCACAGCCTCAGCAGGTGTATGGACAGGCTCCACAGCAACCAGTATCAGGTTACGGCTACGGCGCATAGGAGTGAGTGATGAATAAGCCATTCTGCATTTATGGAGTGGCTTATCGCTCTAAAGCTGAATTTTGGAAGAGTTTGGGGTACGCATTCAGAACCTTCAACGAAAAGGAAACTTCAGAATGGGTAGCTCAAAAGTTAAGAGATAAATCTACAGAAGAAATTCATGAATTTTTAAGCGATAAGCTCAACAAGTTTTTGAAAAAAGAACGCAAAGGGACTATTTGGAATGTTTAAACCTAGATGGTATCAGCAAGAAGCATGCGATGCATTTTGGCAGTTTGTAGAAACTAACCATGATGCAAGTCGTAACCCTGTATTAGTTCTACCTACAGGCACTGGTAAGAGCGTAATTATTGCTTACATCATTCAGCATGCTGTAAAGACATGGAACAACACCAGAGTTCTGATGCTTACTCATGTTGGTGAGCTTGTTAAACAGAACGCTGGCAAGTTAAGTTCAATCTGGCCTGAAGCTGATATTGGCATCTGCAGTGCAACTCTAGGTCATAAAGATACTGATAACTCAATCATCTTCGGTAACGTGCAGTCTGTAGCACCACTGCTAAAGCGTGATGCTAATGCTTTCGGCATGCGCAATCTGATTGTGATTGATGAGTGTCATATGCTGTCTGAAGATGAAAATTCACAGTACAGACAGGTGATTGCAGCATTAAAGAAACTAAGACCTCAGATGCGTGTTTTAGGTCTGTCAGCAACACCTTACCGTATGAAGGGCGGTTATCTGACAGAGCAAAAGAACGCTGTCTTCACAGACATTGTTTATGACCTTAACTCGCAGTTTGAACGCCTGATTAAAGAAGGTTACTTAGCACCAGTAACAACATTGAAGACTAAGCCTCATGTTGATCTTACAGGTGTTGGAACCAGAGCCGGCGATTATAAGCTTGATGAACTTCAAAAAGCTTGTGGCGATGATGCCATGCTGAAAAATTCTTTAGTCGAGGTAGTTAAGAGATCTTCAGGTCGTAGAGCATGGATTGTGTTTATCGCAGGTATTGAAAACTGCAACAAATGCGCTCAGTTGCTAAGAGAGATGAGTATCAGCGCTTATGCTGTTAACTCCTCATTCTCTGCTGAGGAGAATGCGACAAAGATTGAAGCTTTCAGAAAAGGTGAAATCAGATGTCTTGTATCTGCAGATCAATTAACTACAGGTTTTGATGTTCCTCAAGTTGATTTGATTGCAATGTTAAGACCAACCAAATCACCTGGTCTTTATGTACAGATGATTGGTCGTGGCCTACGCCCTGCAAAGGGTAAAAAAGATTGTCTTGTTCTCGATTTTGCTAGAAATATCGAGCGTCTTGGTCCCATTAACAATCCATTTATTCGCGCTCGTACTGAAAAGAAAGCATCGAGCAAGCAACAGGCACCGGTTAGATCATGTCCCGGCTGTCAGGCTTATATCCCTGTTCAGGCTACAGTGTGCCCTCATTGTGGACAGAAGATTGAGAGAAATCTTGAGCTTGAGCTTAAAGCTGGTGTGTTAATTGAGCGAACTTTTGGACATCAGCCAAAGCCTGGCAGAAAGATAGCTACAGTTATCTCAGTTGACTATACCGAGTATAAAAGCGTTTCAGGCAATGTGTCCTTTTGCGCTGTTTATACCTGCATCGTGGGAGGAAAGAAAAGAACTATTAAGAAGTGGTTAGCTTTCAACCAAAAGAAAACTTCTATTGGATATCTGGAAGCAACTAAAGCATGGAGAGAGTTAAGCAGCTATCCATACAAACTTGTACCACTGTCAGTAGAAGAGGCTATGCAAAGAACCAGTGAATTAAAAACCCCACTAGGTTTGGAATTTATTCCCAGAAACTTCTACTTTGGCAGCAAATTTGACGAAATTACAGAGTTTTTATTTAACGAAGAAAACGACTCAGCAAGGAGTGCATAAATGATTATTTCACCTCAAGAGATTAAAGCAATATTAGCTTTTACTTCAAGCAGTAAAAAGGCTGCTGAATTTTTACAGACAGTTTATGTTGACCGCAAGAACTCAAAGCTTATTGCTACAGACAGCTACAGTCTGTTGGTTATTAAGTCAAAGGATGAGGAAGATATTAAGTCTGTAGATCAGAACTCTCTTTCTTACTATATCAATAAATCAACATTCAAGTTTTGTGGAGCCAATGACATGCCTCTTCATATTGATTTGAATACAGGTAAAGTGTCTGACATTAACACAGGCTTTACTATTAACTCAATCAACATTAAAGGACGTGATACTTACGATGACTACCCAGTAGATCTTGACCGTATCTTTTCGCGCTCAGACATCATGGCTACCAACTGTATTTTTTCTTTAAGTGGTTTTGAAAAGATAAATAAATTAATCAGTATTTATGGTCCCGACTCAGAATTATTTTTAACTTTGAAATCTCGCAATACTGATTTTATTAGCTTTGAGATTGAGTCAAACAAAGCACTCATTCAATTTGCTGTTGCAGCACAATACGCTCAAGGATCTAACCTACTCTACCCTAAAGAAGGATCAGAGCTGTAGGAGAACATCATGGAAGAATTAGCACTTGTAACACGTAAGGATGTAATGACCACACTGGGCTTTAGTTCATTACACGGTTTCACTAACTATCTGAAGAAACACCCTGACTTTCCAAAGCCTGTAGATAGAGATAACTCTTTCTCAGGACGTGTATGTTACTTCAAGAAAGAAGTTGAAGCATATTTAAAAAAGGCTTTGCAACGCAAGGAGGCTTAACATGCTTAACGTCTTTGGATTAAAGATCTCATCCTCTGAAGGAATAAGAGAAGGCCTGGGGTTAAAGGGCAGTAAGTGGTGTGAGAAGATTGGTATCAAAGATTTATTGAGAATGGCTTTTCCCGATTTTGACGCTAATCAAATTAAAAAGGTGCTGCTGTCTTTTATTGATACAGGTAAATTCGACATTCCACCAGCACCGCCAAAAGCTATTTACGAAAATTATTGTGCTGAGTTTGGCTGCTCTTTTCCTTTTGACGTTAATGGTCAAGTTTTAAGCGAACAGAAGCCAGTAGCACAACAACAGAAACAACAACTACTGGTAGAAACTATGAACACTCAACAGAATGAAGAATACAGTCAGATTAAGAATGCGCTCTTAAATGAGATTGCCATTATTCAGGACACCAAGAACTACACCAATGATAATGGCGAGATTGATACGCAAAAAGCAGACATGCTTTTTAAGCGTGCTGAGGCTGTCAACAATATTGCTTCCTCATTAAATGACATGCGCAAAACTGAGATTGAGTCTAAGAGAGTACAGCTTGATGCTGTTAAGACAGCTCTATCTAATGGCTATGAAGTAAAAGTAAACGGTAATTTACTGGGAGTTGAAATTGGCTACAACAGGTAAGAAATGGACACGTAAAGATCGCAAGTGGAATGATGAGATTATGGAATTTGTGAAGTCTGTCTGTCCTTTACGTGAGCACGGATTTAATTCAAGACGAGAGCTTACTGAAGAAATCAATAGAAGATTTGGCAGAGAGTTTTCTATTGTAGCTCTGTGCACTCACTGCTATGAAAACGGCATTCAGCTAGGTTTGTATTATAGCAATTCAGATGTGCCACGTGGGGAAAAACACTGGAGACACAGACCTGTTGGTTCTTTTCAAATTAAGAAGGGCTATTTAAGGATCAAGGTAGCAGAGCCAAATCAGTGGATGCAGTATCAGCGTTATGTATGGGAACAGCATCATCCAGGACAGAGCGCTGAAGGTAAGACAATTATCTTTATGGATGGTGATAAATGCAACTTTGATCCTGACAATCTTGAATGCGTTGAGCGTGGAGAGTTATCAGTCATGTCTTCATTAGGCTGCACAAGTGATTGTTCTCGTGAAGAGAGAGAAATCTATCTTTTAAGAGCCAGATTGATTTGTGCTAAGACAAAGTTACTTGGGGTAGAAGAAGCTACAAGACTACATAACAAAATGAATTATGAACGCAGAAAGAATGATCCTGAGGTCAAGGCTAAAAGAGCTGAATATGCAAAAAGACGTATGGCAGCAATCATGTCTGATCCAGTAAGACATCAGGAATTTCTTGATAAACAGAGAGCGTACAGAGAAAAGAATAGAGAACGTATCAATCAATGGACTAGAAATAGAAGAGAGAAATTACAACATGCAAATTAAATATAAATTAGATGAAGGTGCATACAAGCCAATGCGAGCACATGACAGCGATGCAGGCTTTGACCTTTCATGCAGAGAAGATCAGGTTTTAGAGCCTAATGTAGCTAACACCATTGATACAGGAGTGCATGTGTTAATACCAGAGGGATTTGTAGGTCTTTTATGCCCTCGTTCTTCATTCAATGTTAAAGGCATTGGTACACCGATTGGAGTCGTTGATGCTGGTTATACAGGTTCAATCAGAGTTGTGTTAGAGCCTTTTAATGTAACAAAGATATTTAAGGGTAATCGCATTGCTCAGTTGGTGATTTTGCCTTTACCACAAATCAAGATGATTGAAGGTAAGGTTATTGGAGTTGATACCCATCGTGGTGATGGTGGTTTTGGTAGTACTGGAGAGTAAATATGAATATTGATGAATTTGCGTTGAAAGGTGAAACATTTAAGCCATTAGCCACTCCCTTTGAAAAGTATCTTGTCAGCGATTATGGCAGGGTTTGGAACTCAAAAACCAAGAAACCTGTAGCTTTAAGCAAATGCTATTTTTCAAATCACAAATCAAGAGGTTATCTGGCATGTATGCTGTATTCTGGAGGGGCTCAAAAACATGTATTTGTACATAGGTTAGTAGCCTCCGTATTTTGCGAGAATCCAGATCCAGAAACACACACAATTGTTGATCATATTGATAATGATCCCAGAAACAATCTTGCAAGTAATCTGCGCTGGGTAACACCTCGTATCAATACCACAGAAGCTTTTAGTAACGAGTTACAGAAATACACAAGATGGCTGATTCAAAAGACACAGGAAGGAACTAATGAAACAAACGGTATTAGGTAGAAAAAGAGAAGAAGGTAGATAAAGATGAGTATTGAACTATCAAAAGCAGAAGCAAAGATCTTGTACGCTTTCTTGAGAGGTAAAAGGATTAACTCAGTTAGAGATTACGTCGTACTACAAGATATTGTTTCACGTTTAGAAAGAGGTATTGAGAAAGGCGAATGATTATAGAAAACCTATTAAAAGGCTTAATTAACAAAGAGATTGAAGTCGAGGCACCAAATGGCAGAGGCATGGTTAAATGCGTACTGTTAGATTTTGATGAAAATGGAGTTCTTTTATATTGTGACAACACAAACATCACATCTTACTATCCATTTTCAAGCGGTATTGCGATTGGAATAGAAGGTAAAGTAGAACTTTAGATTATACCTCCTGTGTTTCTTACTATATTTATAGATTATTTGCTTGACATTAAATAATCAATAATATATAATTATAAACATAAGGAGGTGAGAGATGAAAAAGAAACGTAAGCAATCCCGCAAACGTAAATGGTCAAGAATAGAGATACTGATGCTATTAACTTTCCTTTCAACAGTCGTATATCAAATCCTTGACCTAGTATTAAGATAAACTTAACTGCCCTTAGGTTGGAGACCTAAGGGTACTTTAAGTTTAAGTTAAACTTGAGGTATTTTCAAATGAAAAAGTTAAATCGAACTGAATGGCTGTTAGTAGCTATCATTGTACTTAACGTTATTGGTATCACAATAAAGCTAGTTCAATATTTCGGAGGTTAATCATGAGAGGCGGACACAGAGAAGGTGCAGGACGTCCTGTTGGAACTACAGGTCCTAATAAAGCGCCAGAACTCAAGAAATCAGGGCGCATTGTTGTTGTCTGTACTGAAGATGAGATGAATCAGATTAAAGAGCTTGCAAAATCATCAGACAAAACCACAAGCAGATTTATTGTGGATACAATCTTAAAGAAGCGAGTTTAAGGCAGTTGAGATACTGCCTTAAAAGTCATCATCTATAAAAATAGATGTTCATCTATTAAAAAAGATGTTCCTCTATTTTAATAGATGATTTTAACAATATATTATACAAATGGCTTATTTATCGGATGCAAAGCACCTAAAATAATAGGCTGTTAATAAATAACATCTTGACTTTATTTTAGCTTTGAAATCTTTTTAATATTTGATTCTACCCTTCGTTTTAGTTTTTTAGTGTCTTCTGCTGGAGGTAAAGATTCTGGCTTTATACCTCTTTCATTTAACATTCCTCTAATTGCTGTGTTGTTAGCAACATGCTCTTTTGTAATAGGGGATTCTCCATGAAGATCGTTCTTTTCTACATTTAAATTTGTCATTTCAGTAGCTAAGCTTTTTGCTAATATTGTGACTGTAGGCAAATAATCTGCAAGAGGTCTACTTTTATTCTTAATACCTAATTTCTCCTTCATTTGATTGGTTGTTAACCCTCCAAATAATGCTTTATCACCTTTAGATCTTATTCTTCCAAAGCCTTGCTCATCTACTCCTCTTTCATAAATGTTCTTTGATAATTCAACCTCAGATCTTGTTAATCGTTCTCTAGCATTTAATCGTTCAACTTCATTTAAATTCTGTTCAATTAGTTCCATTTTTCTAGTTTGAACAGTAAAGTAACTCTGAGCAAATGCAATTGGTTTCTTTTGAGGATCTCCATTTTGAGCAATCATGTAGCATGCATATTTAGTTAATAAATAATCATCTACTTTTCTAGTTACGTCTTTGCCTATAGAAACATCCGATTGACAGCTAATAAAATGATCTTCAACTTTTATTCCATTGTTTTTGCAAGATAATATTGCTTTATTAATTACATCTGAAAAATTCTGCCATTTTGAATAACCTAACAAGTTTTGTAATTCTCTTGCCTTCCAATACTCTATTGTTTTACCTTCATTAGAATGTTCATGAACTGCCGAATCGAACCCTTTTTTATAATTTATGATTGACTGTTTATCCATAATTAAACCTTTTTATTTTAATAATCAAATATTTATCTTGTTTTTCCATTTTACTGACATCAGTAAAATGGAATTATTATTACTTTTATGTTAGCTTATTCAAACTAACTTTGCTTAGTTAATTCCTTTCTGATCTTCTCATGAGCCTTTGCTCTGCACTCATCAACATAATCACACCACTGCTGCATTACAGGTCTTCTTTTTTCTAAGAACTCACTGCGCTGATATGCCTTTCTTACCTGATTGTCCGATGAATGTGCCAAGCACAACTCTGCTACATCCTCTCTAATGCCCTGCTCAGCTAACCAAGTAGCACCGATTGAACGTATGCCATGGGCTGTCTGAATGCCACCAAGCCCAGCTTTTGAGAACATCAGACGTACAGATTCACGATTGATAGGTTCACCCTTGCGTTTAAAATGATCACTTGTAAATACATACTCATAAACACGAGGCATACCCTGTAGCAAGATCTTCAATTGCTTTGACATTGGCACTTCATGAACTCTGCCTGTCTTCATGATCTCAGCAGGAAAGCGAATAACATCATTATCGAAATCTATCCAATCCCATTTCATTTCAGCAATCTCACCAGGGCGTGACAATGTATAGAACTGTACCATCATCGCATTCCATACAACGCTATATACTCTAGGTTTGCATTCAAGAGCATAGAAGAGTTCAGGCAGTTCTTCAGGAGTGACTGCAGCTAAGTGCTCAGATGGTTTTCTTGGGTAATTAGTTTTGATATGAGTTAAGTCGTGCATATTTTCAATGCGACCAGTATTCTGTACAAAGACAGACATATCTTTTACGTAGTCACAGAGTTTTCTTAGAGTTTCAATCTGCCCTTTCTCTTCGAGTGGTCGCCACGCTGTGATGAGGGCATAAGCAGTTAGATCTTTGAGCTGAATGTTACCAAAGATAGGAATGATATGGCGCTCGATACGAAGTCTCATATATTCAAATGAACGAGCTGTAAGTTTCTTTTTAGCATACCAATCATTAAAAGCTTCTCTAACTGTATAAGAAGCATTCATAGTCATATCTGGTACAACAGAAATGCTTTTCAGCCATTCATCTTTGAGCTGTTTTGCCATAGCTACAGAGACATCAGGAAAAGAACCTAATCTTATGCTTAGATTTTTATTGTTCTGTTTAGCTTTCGCATACCAAGTGCCAATACCGGTAGCAGGAGACACTCTAATAAAAAGATTTTGCTCTACGGTATGATTGACCATTTTACCTGTAGCTTTAGCTTTTTTTACAAGGGCATTGAATTGTACAAAATTCAT